AGACAGTATAAGCGCAGCATGAAAAACACAATTGCCCAATTTGAAGCTACATATAACAAGATTCTTTTATCTGTCGCAGATGGCAAAGCGCCAACGCCTGCCGACTTATACAAACTAGATTCTTACTGGCAGATGCAGAGCCAGTTGAAGAAAGAGCTACAAAAGCTTGGAGATAAACAAGCCGCAATTTTAAGCAAAAACTTTATGACACAATACGCCGAAATTTATGAAGCAACTGCTTTGAAAACTAACTTATTCTTTGGACAGATTGACAAGCAAGTTGCGCAACAAATAATCAATGAAATTTGGTGTGCTGATGGCTTGTCATGGAGTACACGCATTTGGCGCAATATGGACAAGCTTCAGCAGGCTTTAAATGATGGCTTGCTTGAATGTGTTGTTACTGGAAAGAAATCAAGCGAATTAAAAAAGATTTTACAAAATGAATTTGGCGCTTCATATACAAGGGCGGATTCAATTGTCCGAACTGAAATGGCGCATATTCAAACACAGGCGGCAAAACAGCGCTATTTAGATGGTGGAGTGCGCGAAGTAGAAGTCTGGGCAGATAAAGATGAAAGGCGCTGCGATGTATGCGGCGCGCTTCATCAAAAGCGCTTTCCTATTAATGGCGCAATGCCAATTCCTGCGCATCCACGCTGTCGCTGCTGTGTGCTTCCAGTAATAGAAACTGACTAATTACACGCCTTTTTTAATAGGGGTTAGGCGTTAAAGAAACAACTAAATAAATTAAAAAAGGGATAGCCGCAATGAGCTATAACTTGGAGGTTTAACAATGGCTGAAGAAATTATTGAAACTGGTGTTGAAACTGGCGGAGAGGGCAATCCTAATCCAGCTCAGGAGCAACCTAAGACTTTCACACAAGAAGAAGTGCTAGCCTTAATTCAGAGTGAAAGCGATAAGCGCGTTACTCAGGCGTTAAAGACTGAGCGTAAGAAATATGAAAAGCAACTTTCTCTTTCTAAGTTAGATGGAGATGAGCGCGAAAAGGCAGAAAAGGATAATCGAATTGCTGAGCTAGAAGAAATGTTGGCTCAGATGAATATTGATAAAAACAAGAGTGAATTGAAATCTGTTCTTTCTTCTCGCGGTTTAAGCGCTGAGTTTGCTGACATTATCAACATTTCTGATGATATCGAAGCAAGCCAAGCAAATATTGATAAGCTAGACAAGCTCTTCAAGGCTGCTGTAAAGGCAGAAGTTGAAAAGCGCTTAGCAGGTAGCGCGCCTAAAGGCAACACCACTCCTGCTGAAATCACAAAAGACTCTGCAAAGAAAATGAGTATGGCAGAGCGTCAAAATTTATTTAATACAAACAGGGAGTTATATAACAAACTGTTTGGATAACTTGGAGGTTATTTAAATGGCACATACTGTTTTTGAAAACAAAGTTATTGAAGCTAAGGCAACTGACTTGCTTCTGACTTCTATTAATGCTCGCAACCTGATGACTATTGATAACACTCTAGCTGAGGCTGAGGGCATGACTAAGGTTATTAATGTTTATTCTTACACTGGCGCAGTTGAAAAGCTGGCTGATGGCGCTAAGAATAGCACTCGCGGCGCACTGGCATTCGTTCCTCATGAATACAAGGTACAGCGCGCACAGCACACTTTTGACTATACTGACTCTCAGTATATGACTGACAACAATGTGCTGGATATGTCTTTAAAGTTTGCTAACGATGAAATGACTAATCAGATGACTCGCGACTTCTACGCAGAATGCGCAAAGGCTTCTAAGTCTGTTCCTGGCGCTATCTCTTACGAAGTAATTGTTGATGGCATTTCTGAAGTCGGCCTTGAGAATGAAACTGAGCTGTTTGTTGTTATTCCTAACGATTGGAAAGCTGACATTCGTAAGGATGAAGACTACAAGAATGCTCGCATGGGTGAGGTTGTTTACGGCGGCCAAGTTGGTACTATCGCAGGCATTCCTGTTATTGCTACCAAGGCAACCGATGTTGGCTATGTCATGACTAAGGAAGCTGTTAAGCTGTTCATGAAAGAAGATGTTGAAGTTGAGCAGGACAGAGATGTTGAGACTAAGACTAACACTGTTGTTCTGTCTAGCTACTACATTTGCGCACTGGCTGACGACTCTAAGATTGTTAAGCTGACTGGCCAAGCTGCTTGATTTTAATTACTTTTGGGGAGAGCGCAATCTCTCCCCAATTCTAAAAGGAGGTAAATGAAATGATTGAAGAAATCAAACTTCTTTTAGGCGCAGCTGCCGCAAACTATAGTGACGCTCAAATTAGCTTATGCTTGAAATTAGCCTTGGCAGAAGTTGAGGCATACTGCAAGCGCCCTGTGGATTTAGAGCTTGAGCTAACTGCACAAAGCATGGCTATTGTAAAGCTAAATCGTATCAACACAGAGGGATTGAGCGCGCAAGCATATAGCGGCGTAAGTGAAAGCTATATTGATGGCTATCCTGCTGAAATTCAGGCCGTATTGAATAGAAAGCGCAAAATCAAGGTGGTGTAAGCGTATGATTAACACAGATATGCGCGATTATGTTTATTACAAATATTCAGCAGAGAAAAACGCATACGCACAAAGGACACTGGACAAAGAGCCAAAAGGCGAAATCAAGATGGCAATTTACACTTCTTCACAGTCAATTCAAGCGAATATCAACTATAAAAATGCTGCATACATAGGTTTTACACATGCGCCAATAGATGATACTTACGCCATTCAATATGGCGAAGAAAAACTAAAGGTGTTGTATGTAAATCCACAAGGCAGAATCAAACAAGTGTTTCTTGCGAAGATATGAAGATTGAATTTCAAGGACTTGAAGATGTATTAACCATGCTTGAGGAAAGAGCCACTCCTGAGAAAGTTGAAGCGGCATTAGATAAAGCCTGTTTGATAGTGGAGCGCGCAGCAAAACAAAAAGCGCCAAAAGGGCGCACAGGTGAGCTGAGGCGCTCTATTACTCATAAGGTGGAAGACTTACAAGGCATTGTATATACGCCTTTGGAGTATGCGCCTTATGTTGAGTTTGGCACAGGCTTATTTGCTGAGAGCGGAGGGCGAACAGATGTTCCTTGGAGCTATCAAGATGAAGAGGGCAACTGGCACACTACATACGGAAGACAGCCTTGCCCTTATATGCGGCCTGCTCTTGACGAAAATATTTCAGAAATCAAGAGAGTAATGGCGGAGGGAGTTATTAATGATTGACTATGGTAAGGAATTAGTTAGCGCCAAAAAAACAATTCTCCCTACAGAGTATGAGCTGGCGCTAACTTCACAAACAAAAACGCCTTGTATTAGCTGGCAGGAGCGCAACAACTATGTTTCTGTTAGTGGCAATACAAGAGGTTATAGTGTTATTTCTTTTACTGTAAAGGTATGGGGAAATGACATTGAGGAAATCAACAATTACGCATTGCAGATTGATAATAAATTGCGCCCATTGGGATTTAAGCGCACTAGCGCCAATGAGCTATACGACATCAATTCTACAATGATTCAAAAAATATTAACCTATGAAGCACTAGCTTTAGAGGATTATTAAGGAGGCTATAACAATGGCTGTTATTTCTAAAGGTATTACTCTTTCTTACAAAGCAGATGCTGACTTTGTAGAGCTGACTAATCTTCAGGAAATCCCCGACTTAGGCGGCGAAACTGAAGCAATTGAAATTACTACTTTAGCAGATGGCGCGCACATGTACACTGATGGCATTAAGAACTATGGTGACTCTTTGGCATTCAAGTTCTTATATGAGGCTGCTCAGTTTGGCGCTCTGAATGCGCTTGATGGTACTGTTGAATGGAAAGTAGAGCTGCCTGATGGCGAAGCTTGCACTTTCAGTGGCACTGCTTCTTGCAAGCTGGATGGCGTTGGCGTTAATGCTGCGCTAACTTACACCTTATCTGTTAAGCCTAATACTGAAATGGTATGGGCCTAATTCCCTTTAAAGGGAGGGGGAGAGGGTTTTCTCCTCTTTCCCTCTTCCCCAATTATTAAAAAAGAGAGGTAATTTGAATGATGTATAAAGATTTTGAAGCAGGCAATAAAGCCTATAAGTTGCGCCTTAGCACAAGAAACACTGTGGCGCTAGAAAAGCAGATTGGATGCAATCCACTTGCTATTTTTGGCGATGGCACTTCAATTCCCACTGTTTCAACTATGGTGAATGTGTTGTTTTATTCTTTGCAGCAGTTTAATCATGGAATTACTATGAATGACGCTTATGACATCTTTGATGCTTACTTGGAAGATGGACATGCTGTGACTGATTTTGTAAGTGTTATTTTGGACATTTACAAAGTGTCAGGCATTATTAGCAATGGAGACTCTGACGAAAAAAACTAACACAGGGGGAGCGCGAAAGCAATCCCCACAAGCTTTTCAGTGACTTAGTTTATAAGTGGTTAGATAATGCGCTAGATAGCGGCATAAGTGAAGAAGAATTCTGGAATATGACAATAGCTGAATTTGGAAGAGCTATGAAGAGTAAGCATCGTATTGAAAAGGCTCGCGCGCAAGAGAAAGCAAGCTTTGACTATGTCTTAGCTGACTTGATAGGGCGCAGCGTTGCTAGAGTGTATTCTTCTGCTAACACAATGCCTGAAATTAGCGCTGCTTATCCAACACTATTTGATACTAAGGAAATCGAAGAGAAAAAAGCAGCTAAAAAGGCTGAATTGTCTGCTTTAAGATTCAAGAATTTTGCTAATTTCCATAATAAGAAATACTCAGGAGGTGGCAAAAGAAATTGAGTGAAGAGCTGAAAATTATAATCGCTGCGGAAACTAAAAAGTTGCGCAGTGAGTTAGAAAAGGCCCAAAAGGAAGTGCAAAAGCTTTCTAAAACGGGTAAAGAAAAATTTAACCAATTTAACGAAGAATTTCAAAAGGTAGGCGGCGTTGCTAAGAAAGCATGCGCAGCTATGGCTACTGCTATTACTGGCGCTGTCACAGCAATTCTTGCTCTTGGCGCATCAACTGCTGAGTATAGAACTGCTCAAGCAAAGCTAAATACTGCCTTTGAAACAGCTGGCGGCAGTGCTGCGGCGGCTACACAGACTTACAATGACTTATATAGAGTCCTGGGAGATGGCGATGTAGCAGTTGAAGCAGCTGGCCACTTAGCAAAGCTGACTACAAATGAAAAAGAGCTAAGTGAATGGACAACTATATGTCAGGGCGTCTATGCTACTTTTGGCGACTCTTTACCCATTGAGGGATTAACAGAAGCCGCTAATGAAACTGCAAAAGTAGGTACTGTAACAGGTAGCTTAGCCGATGCTCTTAACTGGGCAGGAATTAGTGAAGATGCCTTTAATGAAAGCTTAGCTGCTTGTAATACTGAAGCTGAAAGAGAAAAGCTTATTAGAGAAACTCTTAATGGCTTATATGATGATGCTGCGGCAAACTATGAAACTAACGCAGCGGCAGTGCTGGCGCAGAATGAGGCCAATGCAAAGCTAGAAGCAAGTATGGCAAAAGTAGGTGAGGCTGTCGCGCCTATTAATACTGCACTAACTGAGCTTGGCGCTGAGGTGCTGGCGCAGCTTGAGCCCTACATTACACAATTCGCGCAGGATTATCTGCCACAGATTGTTGAGGCTCTGAGCGGCGTTGGTGACACTGTAGGAAAAGTTGTAACATTTATTGCTGACAATTGGGAATTGATTAGCACAATAGCTATTGTTATTACTGGAATTTGTGTCGCGCTTTCTGTCTTCTCTACTGTTATGGGTATTGTCAATGCTGTTATGATGGCTTCTCCTGTTACATGGATTGTCCTTGCTATTGTGGCTGCTATTGCGGCGCTAGTAGCAATTATTGTAGTCGTTATAAAGTATTGGGATGAAATCAAAGCAGCGACTCAAAAATGCTGGGAGGCTATCAAGAATGCAGTACAAACTGCTATTGATTGGGTAGTTGGCTTCTTTAACAAGTTAATTGAGTTTGTGAAGTCTAACTGGCAAGGCTTGCTATTGCTGATTGTCAATCCTTTTGCTGGCGCATTCAAGCTGGCTTATGATAATTGCGATGGCTTCCGCGCAAAAGTTGATGCTTTTGTAGCTAAAATCAAAGATATGATTGCGCAAGGCTTCAACTTTGTTAAAGAAAAGATTATCAATCCTATTCGCGAAGCATTCAATACCGTAAGCGAAGTATTCGGTAATATTGTGAATGCAATTAAAACCAAGCTTGAAACAGCTAAAAATACTGTTAAGAGCATAATTGACGCAATCAAAGGCTTCTTCAAGTTTGAGTGGAGTTTGCCTAAGTTGAAAATGCCCTCAATCAGCATTACTGGCAAGTTTAGCTTGAATCCTATTCAAGTGCCTAAATTCTCTATTAGCTGGAATGAATTTGGCGGCGTCTTTGATTCTCCAACGCTATTTAACTATGGCGGCAGCTTACAAGGCATTGGCGAAAATGGCGCAGAAGCAGTTGTTCCTTTAGAGAATAACCTTGGCTGGCTTGACAGATTATGCGACATGATGACAGAGAGATTGAGAATTACTGCGCCAATTGTTATGAATGTCGATGGAGTCACATTCGCGCAAGTAGCTTGTAACAGCATTAACCAACTGACTAGACAGCGCGGCAGCATTCCGCTAAATCTAGTTTAAGGAGGTAGCAATGACTTATTTTAAGATTAATGGCGTTGACTATTCTAAATATGTCAATAAGCTAGTTGTGACTAACAATGTTAATTACAACGCGCAGACAAACGCGGCAGGAAATACAGTTGTAGACTATATCAATACAAAGCGCGAAATTGAAGTTGGTATTATTCCACTTGATAGCGAAGCAATGATGGCTTTACAAAAAGCTATTCGCGCATTCAGCGTAAACATATCTTTTCTCAATCCTACTACTGGACAAATCGAAGAAGATGTCAGCTGTATCATTCCCGAAGATGAAGTAGAATATTACACAATACAAGCAAATAAAGTCTTATTTAATGCTTTTTCGCTAACTTTTACTGAATTATAAGGGGGTATTTAATGATTACTGCTAATCAGACAATCATTGATAATTTAAATGCTCCTGTTAGAAGAATTACAGCAAAGGCAGAGCTATACAACGGCTCTGCCCTTGTTGATACTTTCGCGCATTCTGACAGACTAAAGAGCGCAAGTATAGACAGAATAGGTGAAGACTCAAAATTCTTTGGCTTTGGTATTTGTCAGAAAGCAAATATCAAATTGATTGACAGAGATAGAGAAATAGATATTTCAACTGCAAACAACTTTGTTTTGTCTTTTGATGATGTTGTTGCTTTTCCTAAGCTGTATGTAACAGAAGTGAACAGAGACGAAACAACCAACGAACTAAGCATTACAGCTTATGACGCCTTACACAAGGCTGTGGCGCACTTTTCCAATGAAGTTGTGATAGAAGCTCCTTACACTTTACAAGCCTATGCGGAAGCCTGTGGCGCTGTGCTGGGCCTTGAGGTAGTTGTGCCGCCATTGATGATGTTTGAATATTTGTATGCTGATGGCGCAAATATTGAGGGAACTGAATCAATCAGAGATATGCTGGATGATATTGCTGAAGCAACACAAACAATTTATTTCTTAAATCATGAAAACAAGCTTGTATTTAAGAGATTGAATTACAATCCTAATGAATTTTTTGACATTGAGCGCGAGCAGTGCTTAGAGATTTCATGTAAGACTAACAGACGCCTTAGCACAATCTGCTATGCTACTGAGCTGGGCGACAATGTAAGTGCCAGCACAACTGTAAGCGGTTCAACACAGTTTGTGCGCGATAACTGCTTCTTAACATTGGAAGAAGTTGCGCCATTGCTTGAAAACGCAATTGATGAAGTTGGCGGCCTTACAATTAACCAATTTTCTTGTAGTTGGCGCGGCAATTATCTACTTGAAATTGGTGACAAGATTTCATTGATGGGCAAAGATGGCGAATTAGTTTATTCATATTTGCTTGATGACACTATCAGCTATGATGGCGCGCTATCTCAAGAATCACAATGGAATTACACTGATAATGATGCTGAAACAGCCAGCAACTATGTTTCTTTAGGAGACGCATTAAAACAGACATACGCTAAAGTTAATAAGGCCGATAAAGAGATTGAATTGCTTGTTAGTGAAACAAATAACAATTCAACTAGAATTTCTCAGATTGAAATGACAACTGGCGAAATTCAAAGCTCTGTTAAAGAAATTGAAAAATATACTTCTGAGTCAATTGATGGAATCAATGAAGAATTAAATGAATTGCGCAAAGAAGTCAGCTTGAAGATTTCAGCTGAGGACTTAAAGATTGAAGTAGAAAAGGCGCTGAATGAGGGAACTATTTCAAGCGTTACAACTACTACTGGCTTTACATTTAACGAAGATGGTATGACAGTTTCTAAAACAGGAAGCGAAATGTCAACGCTTATTACTGAAGATGGTATGCGCGTTTTGAAAAACGGAGATACAGTGCTTACTGCTGATAATGAGGGAGTCAATGCGCGCAATCTGCATGCAACTACTTATTTGATTATCGGTAACAATAGCCGCTTTGAAGACTATCAAAGCACAAGAACTGGCTGTTTCTATATTGGAGGTAATTTAAGTGGCTTCAACATGTAGAGTTGATTCTCAAAAATACGATGGCCGCTATATGTATTTAAGCTGTACTCAAACGCCTGATATTGCTACAAACACTTCTACAATTAGCTGGACTTTAACAGTCACAGGCGGCGAATCTAGCTACTATACAACAGGCCCTACTACTGTCAAAATCAATGGTGAGACAGTTTATTATAAAGCTAAGGTTTATTGGGATGCTTATGAGTTCCCAGCAAAGAGAGGCTCAAAGAGTGGCACTATTACTGTGCCTCACGATGAAGACGGAAGTAAAACCATTGAAATCAGTATAAGAACAAACATTTATACTGGCGTTTTACAAACAAAGAGCGCCACTTGGGAGCTAGATAAGATTGATAGATACGCAACACTTTTAACAGCTCCTAACTTTACTGATGTACAGAATCCGCAAATCACATATTCTAATCCAGCTGGCGACATCGTTGAAGAATTACAAGCTTGTATCAGCTTTGATGGAAGCGCTGCTGATGTTCCATACAGAGACATTCCAAAAGATGGCTCAAGCTATACATTCGCGCTGACTGATGAAGAAAGAGTTACATTGCGATATAACACTAATGATGGAAGCGAAAAGCGCAGTGTAAAATTCTATGTTAGGACTAAAATTGGCGGTGAATACTTCCTTAGCTCACTAACAAAGCAGCTAACAATTGTGGATTGTATGCCTGATATAAGAATGACATATTGGGATGACGATTTACAGACATCCACTCTAACAGGCGACAATCAGAAAGCAATTAAAGGCTATAGTGATATAAAAGTTGATATGTCAGCTTCCTCTGTTAAAAACTCAGCAATTACAGAGCTTTCTGTAGTAAATGGCTCAACCACACGCGGCGGTGTTATTGCTGATGCTGCGCCTATGCTTGGACTTGATACAGCGCAAGGCTTGCTGACTACTTTCACAAATGTTATTGATAACAGTTTGTCTTACACAGTTAAAGACACAAGAGGCCATACAATAAACGAATCAGTCGCTTTCCAAATGATTGAATATTTCAAGCCTACTTGTGATGTAAGTGTAGAGCTTGAATTGGATGGAGAAACTACTGTTCGCGCAAATGTAGTTATTAGCGGCTCTTTCTTTAATCAGAGCTTTGGCGCGGAAAGCAACTCACTTGAGATTCTGATATTACACAGCGCAGCTGATGGATGGATTTCACTGCAAAATGACTTAGGCTTTGACTATACAACTGATGGAGATAAATAT